CGAAGTTTTCCACCTGCGTCAATGTTACGTACAACACCAGTATCTGAGACCATTAGATCTGAAAAATCACGGCGAAGTTTTGGTGACAACATAACTTTAGTTGCCTTACCGCCTTGCTCATAGATTTTTTGCATAACAGCATCAATATCTGTTAGTGCAAGTGTACCTTTAGTAGGTGCAGTTGTACCACCATTAATTGAACCGCGCACAGTATCTGTACCTTGTGCATCAACACCAGCATTAGAAGCAGAAGCTGAAGGAGCTTCAAACTGACCTACAAAATTACAAGTAGAAGCTGAGTTAATAAATGATTGGAATCCACCAGCTGAACGTGCATTAGCATTTTGTGCTGTTACAGCGCCTGACACATTGTATGAGTGAATCATATCAAATTCTACGTCACGGCGTAGTTCAGTGCCACGCTTTTTTAACTGATAAGCATACTCATCTGCTACACCAGCTTGATCTACTGCACGGCGTGTTCCTGATACAGCAATTGTTTTACCGTTAATTTGAGTATAGTTACCCAAACGTGTACGGTTAGGACCGCTTTCAGCAAACTTGTTGCCTACTGCAGGGGTTCCAGTACCGCCACCAGCAGCTGGTTGAATATAGTCAGTTCCTTCACCAATCCGAGAATCGCCGGGAACTTCTAGTTGATCAGTTTGCCACTCATGGTAGATAGCTGTAGCTTTTGCTTTACCAATAGAAGAAGTAAAAGGGGTTTCGTCACGAGTAATCATCGTGATAAAATTGGCTAGATCTTCACGCTGTGATACATCTTTGCCTGTTCCGCGAGCTGGTCCACCGGGACCACCAGTGCCGCGAACACCGAGAATATTAGTCATATTAATTATACCTCCGAGGTATTATAAGTTTAATGAGCGATTTGCCATACTCCTCAGAAATGCCATTTGATCTTCGTTACTTGAATCTTCGCTAAGCCCCCGTTGCCTTACTCGTTCAGCCTCATCTACTTGTTTTTGAGTACGAGTTTTAGCTTTTTTAATAGGCGCTTTTTTCACAGTAGTTGTTTTACGTTTTGCTTGACCTTTAGTTACGCCTTGTTTTAAACGTCTATAGTCATCAACAAACTTAACAATAGAAGGGTCTACAACGGTGTCTAATAGCTCACCTGAAATTCCTTCTCCTTCTGCAAATTCTCTAATAGCCAACGCTGTTTCCTCATTAAAATCAGGAATTATTGTTGGTATTACTTCTTGAAAATGATTTAATTGTTCTTGCCAAACTTTAGCAGTTTGCTCTTCAGCTTGTTTTTGAACTGCATCAACCATTCCTTCGCGTTGATTACGTGCTTCCCAATACTGTTTTTGAACTTGTTCACGTTTGTCTTTAAGTTCATTAACTTCGTAGGTATCACCTTCGTCACGAGCTGTTTGAATTTTAGCTTCAATATCATGGTATTCCTTTGAATATGATTGTTCAGCACTGTAAAGAATTGCAGCAGATGCTTGTGACATTGCTTGAATTTGTTCAGCTTTATCATTATACTCTGCCTCCATTTCTTTTCGTGCGTCACCAAGTTCACGACCCTTGTTAGAAAGATGTTGTTCAGTAGAATAACCTTTAATAAGGTCACTAAAGGAAACAGCAACTTCTTCGCCATCAATTTTAACGAGTACTTGTGCTTCCAAGTCAAGATCATCAGTAGTGTACACATCGGCTTCTTGGGTAGACTCGTCATCCGCATCCGTTGTTTCTTCTTCGTCAGTCTCTACTTCTTCTTCATCATCTACGTTATCGGCTTCGTCTAATGTATCTGGGTCTTCTTCATCAGAGTCTTCCGCGTCTAACTGTGGTACTTGCTCATCGGGTAGAGTATCAACGAAATCAGAGTTTCGAATGATGTCAGCCAGCAATGCCTCTTCAGTTTGACTTTGTTCCATTGCATTAGAATCATCCAATTGGGTAGAGTCTTGTTGTGCTTCTGGATTATCCATTTACTTTACCTCCTTTTTAGGAGTAGGGATATTTTTAAGATACCTTTCTTTTAAACTATGTAAGTTCATAAGTGTATCTGAATTTAATTTTGCTTTACCTGCACTGCGCATTGCGTCATATTCAAGAGTATTAATCATTGAATCGCAATTATCAACTAGCGCTTGATAATTAATTTCTTTTTTCATCGTTGTCCTCCATTAAATGTGGGATATTTTTCCCATACATCTCAAAATCAGTCATTTTCTGTTTAACACTGCCTAATGCCATTGCAGAACTGTAGAGAAATTCTCGAGATTTAGTTTCATGCGGATCTGTTTTTAACCATTCCACAAAAAAGTCTACTAAAACTTCACCATATACTTCATTAAAAAATTCATCCCGTTCCTTGGCAACGAATTAACCCTTTACATGAGCCATTCGCGCCAATTCTTCAGGATGTATTTTATGATTGCCATATGATTTATTATTACCCAGCCTCTTCTCGGCTGTCTGTTTATATCTTTCCATAATCTTTATACGCGATGATGAATGTAAATTCGCTCATTTGTTTGAGC